GATGATACCACCAAAGATGAACCTAGGATTATCATTCCTTTGTTCTATCAAAATACTTTAGTTGGATTTCAAGGTAGAGCACTTGGTCCAAGTAAGATCAAATACATTACTGTAATGCTGAGTGATGACGCACCAAAAATCTATGGACTCGATGAAGTTCAAAAAAACAAAACTGTATATGTCACCGAAGGACCATTTGACTCAACCTTCATTTCAAATGCGATTGCTATGTGTGGAGCTGATGGTGATGTTAGTAAGTGGGGCATTAACAATCCTGTTTGGATATATGATAACGAACCACGTAATTCAGAAATCCTATCAAGAATTTCCCGTGTTATCGAAATTGGACAAAAAGTTGTCATCTGGCCTTCATCAATAAAAGAGAAGGATATTAATGATATGATTTTGTCTGGACTTGATGCTCAGAACGTGATAGAATCAAATGCATATTCTGGATTAGAAGCAAAACTTAAATTTACTACCTGGAAAAAAGTATGAGTAACGGTACAAAAGTAGTCAAGAGAAATGGATTGATCGAATCTCTTGATTTAGACAAGATGCACATAATGGTTGAAGAGGCATGTAAAAACCTTGCTGGTGTCTCTGCAAGTCAGGTTGAAATGAAGTCTGGCATTCAATTTTACAATGGTATTACTACATCTGAAATTCAAGAAATTTTGATTCGATCTGCTTCAGATTTGATTGATTTGGATCATCCAAACTATCAATATGTTGCTGCCCGTCTTCTTTTGTTTTCGGTTCGTAAGCAACTTTATGGAAAAATGATGGAACTTCCACATCTTGAAGAACACATCTATGCTTGTGTAAATGCGGAAGTATATGATTCTGACATTTTTAACAAATACTCTAAAGAAGAGATTGATTTTGCAAACTCTTTTATTCGTCACGATAGAGATTATTTGTTTACTTATGCTGGTCTTAGGCAGGTAGTTGATAAGTATCTTGTTCAGGATCGTAGCACTGGTGGAGTATATGAAACTCCTCAATTCATGTATATGATGATTGCATTGACTGTTTTTGCGGAATATCCAAAAGAAACCAGAATGTCATACGTTAAGAGGTATTATGACGCAATCTCAAGACACAAGATCAACATCCCAACACCAATCATGGCAGGAGTGCGAACTCCGCTTAGACAATTTGCTAGTTGTGTCCTTGTTGACGTTGATGACACCCTCGATAGTATCTTTAGCAGTGATATGGCTATTGGCAGATACGTGTCACAGAGGGCGGGCATCGGCATCAACGCTGGTCGAATCCGTGGCATCAACAGTAAAATCAGAGGGGGAGAAGTTTCGCATACGGGTGTTATACCATTTCTCAAAAAGTTTGAAGCAACTGTCAGATGTTGCACGCAAAATGGCATACGAGGTGGATCCGCGACAGTCCACTTCCCCATCTGGCACCAAGAAATAGAGGACATCTTAGTCCTCAAAAACAACAAAGGTACTGAGGACAATCGTGTTAGAAAACTTGACTATAGCATCCAGATCAGTAAACTCTTCTATGAAAGGTTTATTCAAGATGGTGAGATTACACTTTTCTCCCCGCATGATGCACCTGGACTTTATGATTCTTTCGGGACAGACAAGTTTGACGATTTATACGTTCAATATGAAAACGATTCGTCCATTCCGTCGAAAACTGTTAAAGCACAGGAACTCATCCTTAGCCTTCTTAAAGAAAGGGCTGAGACGGGTCGCATCTACATCATGAATATTGATCATTGCAATTCTCATTCATCCTTCAAGGATAAAGTTGAGATGAGCAATCTTTGTCAAGAAATTACTTTGCCAACTTATCCGATTCAGCATATTGATGGTGAAGGTGAAATTGCACTTTGTATCCTTTCTGCGATTAATGTTGGTAAAGTAAAATCGGACGAAGAACTTGAGGAACTTTGCGATCTCTCTGTTCGTGGTTTGGATGAGTTGATTGATTATCAAAAATACCCCGTAGTGGCAGCTGAGATCGTCACCAAGGCACGTCGTTCTCTTGGTGTGGGATTTATTGGTCTGGCACACTATTTGGCAAAACTTGGGTTTAACTATGATTCTCAAGGAGCTTGGGATGCAGTACACGGACTTGCAGAATCTTTTCAGTATTATCTCCTAAAAGCATCAAATCAACTTGCAAAAGAAAAGGGGTATTGTGAATACTTTGGACGCACCAAATATGCTGATGGCATTCTCCCTATTGATACATACAAAAAAGATGTAGACGAAATTTCTTCTATTCCTTACCAGCATGATTGGGAAACACTTAGAGCATCTATCTTGGAACACGGTCTCAGGCACTCAACACTGTCCGCACAGATGCCATCGGAGAGCAGTTCCGTTGTGTCAAATGCAACCAATGGAATCGAGCCACCTAGAGACTACTTGTCCGTTAAGAAGTCAAAGAAAGGACCCCTTAAGCAAATCGTTCCTCAATATCAAGCACTTAAGAACAACTATACACTTTTGTGGGATATGCCTAGCAATCGTGGGTACATTCATATTGTTGCTGTTATGCAAAAATTCTTCGATCAAGCGATTAGTGGAAACTGGTCCTATAACCCAGAAAATTATTCAGACAATGAAGTCCCAACTTCAGTAATGGCAAATGACTTTTTGACTACATACAAGTACGGGTGGAAAACTTCCTATTATCAAAATACCTACGATATTAAAACCGATGAGGTGGTGGAAGAGAAACCCAAACTTCAAGATTTGCTAAGTGAGTTAAGTTCAGTAGAGGAGGGAGAGTGTGAATCCTGTGCAGTTTAAAATTTCTTCAACAGAAGAACAAACACAAGTCAAGGGGATGACGGTTTTTAACACTGAACAAGTGAATACAAAAAAACAACCGATGTTTTTTGGAAAACCCCTTGGGATACAACGATATGATTCATACAAATATCCAGTCTTCGATAAACTGACTACACAGCAATTAGGATACTTCTGGAGGCCCGAAGAGGTGTCTCTTCAGAAGGATCGTGGTGACTATCAAACTTTGCGTCCAGAACAGAGGCACATTTATACTTCAAATTTGAAGTATCAAATTATGCTTGATTCTGTTCAGGGTCGTGGACCTGGAATGGCTTTCATTCCATATTGCTCATTGCCTGAGTTGGAAGCTTGTATGGAGGTATGGGGATTTATGGAGATGATCCATAGTCGTTCATACACATACATTATCAAAAATATCTATTCTGATCCAAGTGAAGTGTTTGATATGATCATTAACGATGAACGTATCCTGGAACGTGCTAAGAGCGTTACAGAATCATATGATGACTTTATTCAAACCGCACAAGATTATGGTTCATCCAATGTTTGGATGCACAATCTTGAAAAAGTTTCATATGCACAACAGAGTCTCAATGATGTTAAACGAAAATTATACAGAGCAATCGCAAACGTTAACATTCTTGAAGGTATTCGCTTCTACGTTAGTTTTGCTTGTAGTTTCGCCTTTGGTGAACTTAAGCTTATGGAAGGATCCGCTAAGATCATCTCTCTTATCGCAAGAGACGAAAATCAACATCTAGCCATTACTCAGAATATTCTGAATAAATGGCGTGATGGTGACGATCCAGAAATGAAACAGATCATGAAAGAAGAGGAAGAGTGGACATATAAGATGTTTAATCGTGCTGTAAATGAAGAAAAACGATGGGCAGATTATCTGTTCAAAGATGGTAGCATGATTGGACTTAACGATAAACTTCTTCAACAATACGTTGAGTGGATTGCTAATAGAAGATTAAAGGCGATTGGATTAAAACCTCAATACGATATTTCAGCAAACAATAATCCACTTCCTTGGACTCAGCACTGGATTTCCTCTAAAGGTCTCCAGGTGGCTCCCCAGGAAACCGAAGTAGAAAGTTATGTAGTCGGTGGAATTAAACAAGATGTGAAAAAAGACACATTTAGTGGTTTTAAATTGTAACAATCAATTTAAAATTTATAGATAGAGGAGGTAATACTCCTCTATTTTTTTTATGATTCATATCACAGACATTTATTCTTTAAAAGCAAAAGTAGAAAAACTTAAATTTAAGTTGGACGAAGAATCAATATCATCCCATGAGAAATGGATTGCTAATAAATATCTGAATCATGTTTTAGATTATATTGATGAGTTGCGATTACGATAATCCGTGGTATTATAACGGTGAACCTTTTGAGTCTAAAGATATTGAAGATTATTTTGGATTTGTTTATTTGATAGAGAATAAACTGAATAGTCGAAAATACATAGGTAGAAAATATCTATGGCAATTTAGAACTCCAAAGGGTAAAAGTCGTAAAGTTAAATCAGAATCAGACTGGAAAAAATACTATGGGTCTTGTCCGGAACTTAAAGAAGACATTATCAAATTTGGTAGAGAGAATTTTAATCGAACTATCTTATCATTACATAAAACAAAGGGCAAAACAAACTACGAAGAGACAAGACAACTATTCACGAATAACGTACTCACAGAGTCCCTTGACAATGGAGAACCCGCATTCTACAATAGCAACATCCTCTCAAGGTACTATCGAAAAGATTATTATGAACGCAACGACTGAAG